TGGAGCAAACTCACGCATAATAGATTTAACCATGTAGCGCATCATTGAATAGACAGCAGTAACCACTGTAATGATGCCAGTGATTACCACTGTCCACTCTGTCGGTGTCACTTCCCCTTGACCCCGAACCCTGTGTCATCTGGGTTTAACCAGCGTAACAATGGTGGCAATACAGCTGCTAACCCTGCCCCGAGTATAGCTTTTGGATCAGTTACGCCAGCCAAATAAACGGCAAGGCAAGAAGCCAAAAATGAACGACCATACGATGCTGCTATTTTCTTAAATTCTTTCATTTTTTACCTTTCAGTAACTTTGCCTTTTTTGGTGGTGGTGCTACTTCAACCAATGGATACTCACCTTTGTAGGGCACGTACTTTGGCCTGCCATATCCTACGATGACATCGGCTGTGCGTACCTTAAGCAATACCATGCCGCCGTTGCGTTGATCACCGCCACGTGATGTATTGCCCTCAACTACCAAAATGTTATTGCCATCGCGTCCGACCACAATGCCTACATGACTGATGCGATCTACGCCATCGTGCGGAAAATCCATAAACGCTAAATCGCCACGTATCGGCTCATTGAACCATCGAGCCATTTCTTTGAATTTATGCGCTCCGGCAGCTGTGCCGACCACGCTGTGATTCTTGACTCCAGCTTGTGCCAATACCCAATTGCAAAACGATCCGCACCATGGCAGGCCGTCAGCTTTCATAAATTTACCGTACTTTGTAATGTTTTCCGGTTCTTCAATTACACCTTGCTCATTTAAAGCAATGCTAATTGCAAGCGCAGCTGTACCAGTTGGATATGTCATGAAAGTAGCAAATTTGCTTCTTCGGCCGTAATGCCTAGACGAGTTAAAAGTGCATCTCGTCGGCTTTTAACTTCGGCTTCTTTGGCTGCTTTCCAAGCGTCATAAACTGCAAAGCCATCATCGAATTGCTTCTTTGTAATTGGGCTCACGCCTTCATCATAACGAATAGAATCGAAATCGTCCCCAACGATTACCCAGCCCCCAGTAGGGATGAGCATTTCTAAAACGTCTCCACCTTTTGCCATGATTATGCTCCAATTTCTAATAAGGTTATTGATGCAAGAGTGTTCCCAGACCTTACAATTCCAAGACCCGAATTGTTTTTGACTTGTGTTTTATAGGTAGTTGAAGATGTTGTGGCAGGGCTATCTAAATATGTATAACTTAGCATTTGATAATTATTTAACTCACTACTTGCTGCTGCTCTAATTCCAAGAAGAGGCGCTGTGAGACTTGTAGCGCCTCGAAGAATATTTATTTGTCCACTCAACTCTGCGGCAGATGTTGAATATCGCAGCAAAACGCCTTGGCTTATGATAACAAGGACTTTTGAGGATGATGCGCTTGGTGTAATAGAAGCAGTTAAACCTGTATCTACATAGCTGTTGCTGGTGCTGTCCACGTCTGTGTTATAGGTGGCATTTACTACCTGCAAGACTTTACCGCCGCCGCCTGCGGGTGTTGCCCATTTAAGGCCTGTGGCAGTAGAAGAATCAGCCGTTAATACTTGGTTATTAGTACCAACTGCAAGACGTGCTGGCGTATCTGCTGCTGTAGCAGTGATCAAATCGCCTTTTGCATCTAGAATTAACAAAGGGTCAACTGTTGACCAAACAAAGTCCATATCGGTATTGCTATTTTTTGCAAGCACTTGGCCTGATGTGCCGCCTTTAAGATCAACAAGTGATGCGTCAATCGAGTCACCAAGTGTTTCGATAGCTGTCGCGCCATCTTTTACAAGGTCTGTTGAGGTTGGTACTGACCAACCAAAATTAGGTGTTGTTGTTGCCATTAAGCTACGACTCCAATCGCGTTAAGCCACGTCAATGCTGGATTTATGGTATTCCATGCTTCAGCTGCGTTTACCTGATTCCATTTTACGGCAATTTGACTGAAATTGACCGGTGACGCGTTAAACGTAATGGTCAAATTGTTTAGGCTTGCCCTAAACGTCCAGCCCTCGACGTAGCCCTCAAATGATCCGCTGGCGATGTTTATAGGCAGGTTTTGTATCCATACAGGCTGACCCATAAATATGTTGATAAGGGCATCTCTGTCGGCATCGTCAATTTCAGGGTTGCCTAGCTCAAAGGTAATACTCTGGAATTTGGGGGTTGGATCAGCACGTAAGTCCACAATGCGATCTGCAAAATTTTCGGCATCCGCGGTGTCCTTGATGCTGGAAAGAAAAGCCTCTCCATATTGACCATATGTTTCAATGCTGTCTAAATCCTCTGCTACGTAGGTGTTGTTAGCATTGTTGCCATAAGTGATGGCGTACTTGTTTCGGATGTCACCAGCGCGGGTTGTAACCGCTAAGCCGTATCCGTTGGCGTGGTTTGCATCAAGCGTGGTGTATCCGTTAGCCGCTAGGTAATCTTGTCTGTGTGTACTGTCGGCATATCCAATGTTTCCGTTTGCATCTTCGTAAAGTACGCCTAATGCGCTGTTGGCAATTTGTGAGCAAAGACTATAAACGTCGGTTTCACTAGCTGATCGTGCTATAAGTAAGAAATCACCCGGACGATCGATTTCACCTAAACCAAGATTGAGCGCGTTTGCCCATGTGCCCGTTGCGGGGCTGTAGGTTGCCCATGTTGTAGCGGCTGGCACATCTTGCCACTGACCCAAAAGGTAGCCTGACAAAAGGCTATAAATCTGATCGCCATCTTGATCTTGTAACAAAATGCCATCATCGACAATTTTTGGCAATTTAGATAATGCGCCTAAAGCTGTAATTTGTGCAGCTGTTGTATTGCCTAGCGTGCCAGTCTGATTGACGGCAATTGTAAAGTCTGAAATGTAACCACCAAATATCGGCACATACGCGGCAGTTGAGTCTGTGACCTCGATGGTAATCCCTGTGCCTACTGTGAAGTCATAAATGCTGTTGTCAAAATTAAGCAACTGCAACTGGCAATAGCCTGCTACCGGCTGTGAATAAATGTCTGTGCGGCCTGATGTAATGGTCACGTTGGCTACTGTGACATCAGTTAATTCAACGCTGTTTATCAGCACCTTATAAATGGGCGTATATGCGGTCATGCAAAGACCAATCCTGACCCGCCTAGCGTGCCGCGAGCTGATGAGTCATTAAGTAGGCCGACAATTTGGCGGGCTGTTGATTCAGGATCAATTGCCCCATTGACTGTAATGCTTGTAGTCCTACCAGCGGCAAAGCGACGCATGCGCTCATCTGATTCATCCGCTAATGGCACATAAGGCACTGCAACTGATGGCGCAGCTGAAATCATTGCCGCCTGTGATGTCGATGCCATTGATGCAGTGGACATTGATGCCCCGCTAAAGAAGCCACCAATTGATCCGGTAACGCCTTTGACAGCATCAATAATGCCTTTAATGCGATTGTAAATATTTGTTATCAAACGTACAAGGTTGGCAAATTGGTCAATAATCTCTGACAATATGCCGCCCAGTAATCTAAAAGCCCCGCCTAAAGTTTTACCCAAAATAGGTGCAAGTACGTCGCGTGCAAACTCGCCAATGTTTACCATCAAATTAAAAAATGGCTGTAAATCTTCATTATTACGCTGGATTGATCCGCGCACGCTATCAAACGCTGATCTAAGTCCGTTAATAATAGGCTGAATAAATCGCAATACTGGCTGCAATTTATCTCCAATGTTTTCTGTGAAATCCTGTATCGCTGGCACAACTTTGTTTACAATTGTCTCGACCAGCGGCGTAATAGCTGTAAGGATAAATGCGCCTACTGTTTCTTTGCCTTCGTCAAAAGCAATTTGCAAGCGTGTTAATTTGCCTTGAAACGTGTCGGCTTTTGCCGCAGCTTGATTTTCAAAGGTATCTGCAAGTTTGGCTGTAATGTCATCTAGGCTCATGGTTTTGAGCTGTGCGGCAGTCAAGCCAATGCCTAGTTTGGCAAGCGCGCCTGTATTGCCTTCAGCGGCCTTTGCCATTGCATTTGTGACGGCTTCTAGCGACTTACCTGATCCAGCTGCAACATCGATGGCAACTGTCTGTAGCTTCTGCGCCTTTTCAAGATCACCTGTTGCACGTGCCAAACGCTCAATGGATGGGCGTAGCTCGTCATCTGTAACCCCAAAGGCTATAGATGTCTTTGTGATGTAATCCTCTGTTGCCGATATTTGGGCTTCTGTAGCCCCTGTGACGTTCTTTAAGGTAATGGCTAACTTCTGCTGTGCGGCAGCGTCCTCGATGGCTGCCTTGACCCCGTCAATGGCTAATTTGCCGGCATAGGCGGCTGCGGCTGCACCAGCTGCGGCAAACGCTAGGCCAGCCTTTTTGCCAAAATCGCCAACCTTATCGCCAAAGGTTTTGACCTCGGTATCGGCTGATTTAAGGTTCTTTGTGAAATTATCAACGTCGGCTAATAGCTTAAGCGTTAATGCGCGTGTACCTGTAGCCATTAGCCCCACTCCTTCAATATCTTGCTAAATGCTGCGCTCCAGCGTTCTACGATCTCCGGCTGAATTTTGCGTAGCGTTGGATAAATAAACCAGCCTTTTGAGCCTCGACCTTGACGGCCTGACCACACTGGGAATTGCTTATACTTATTCGATCCAAATTCTGACCCGCCCCAAATAGCGCGCGTGGTTGCCCCGCCGCTAAATTTCTGTGATGCAAATCCATACGTAATCTCACCTATTCGGCTTGACTTTTTTACCTTTGATCCTTGTGCGATTCGTCCAGCTACTTTGCGGCTTTGTAGGCCATTGGCAGTTTGGATGACCTCGCCGCGTGCGTAATCAGCCAAATTACCAGACTGGCGTTTAGCTTCTTCTTGTCCTGCTTCGTCTAGGTTTTTTAATGCCTTAAAGACTGCACGCAATTCAGTTTGGTCAAGGGCAATTGGATCGCTCACTTGTTCCTCGCTTCCAAAACTTCGACTGCGGTTAAAATATCCTCTGCGGTTTGCCAATGCACCATCGGTATTTGTGTGGCAATTGCTAACTCAATTAAGAGTCGGCTGATGCTTCCGCTGGGATGGCTTTTGGGTCTGTGTCACCTACCTCGACATCGCTGACTGATTCCATCCATGCGTCAAATGGCTTGGTTGGCTTACTGCCTGCGTCGCGTTTCATAGCTAGGTGAGCAACGTACAAAATATCCCACATGCCGCCAAACTGAGAGATGACCTTTTTAGTGGTCATCTCCCAGCGTGCGTAATCAGGCGGGCGTACCATGTAGGTTGCTTCTGATCCATCTATGTATTTAATTGTTATTTGCTGTTGCATTTCTTTGCTCCCGTCGTTTGTTTTTAGCTAAATGTCTCTGTCACTGCGCCATTTGACACAAGGAAAGTAAATGACACTGTCTGTGCATCCATACCTGATCCACCGACTGTTGGATATGACGGCTTAATAGGAAATGAAAATACTGCGCCTGTTGCAGCTGTCAATGACACTGTGATGTCCGTATCAGGTGCGCTGTCGCACGCTGTCCAAATAGCCTCACATACTGATGAGGCTTTGCCCCAGTCTGCCAGCATGTCTAGCTGGAAGGTAGCTGTGACGTTGGTGGTCTTGTACGCCTCGCCATCTAGTGTCTGATAGGTCTGACGATCCAATACTTTTGTAAGTACCGCGTTTGTGGCCTGTGCTTCGATGTCCGTTCCACCAGTAAAGGACAAAGAAATATCGCGGCCGGTGATTACTGTTGTTGCCATGATGTCTCCTTATGTTGTTTGTGTGTAGTAGGTAGAAACTCGAACATCAGCGATTAGCAGAGTCGATGCTCCAACTTGTGTAACTGTTGGTCTTTCGACCACGCTGACAACGTACCCAACTGGGATTACTGCCAGCACACTCATTATTAGCTGCTCGATATTGTCAAGCGATGCTGGGTTGCTGTTATAGGCAACCGCGACTGAAATAGTAAAATTGATTTTGGTATGCAATGTGCTTTTGTTAATTGTCTCAAGCTCAAGATATGGCGTATCCGGCACGACTACTACGGCAGGCGGGATGATGGTTTCAGGCACATAGCTGTACACATTGCCTGCAACGCTCGCTAGGGCTGTGGCTAAAGGTGTGCGTACTTGACTTAGGATTGTTGATGCTGGCATTTATTGACACACTGTCTCAACATCTAAAAATGGCATAAGCAAGGTTGATACGCGGTTGGTCAAGCTGCGACCCATGCGATAAGGCGTAGCAGTAAAGTCCACGCCCTCGATCTGTCCACCGGCTGCCACGCGTGACTGAAATACCTCGACGCTAACTGCCAAAATCGCTGACTCAATTGCATCATTGCCGGCATAAATCTGTGCGGCAGAATATCCTGAAAGCGTCGCTGTGCCTGTTGGCACGATAGGGCGCAAGGTCACATCTGCGTTTGTGATTGCAGCTGTAAAGTAAAAATTGCCAAGTGAGGCATCAAGTGTTGAATTTGTATCCACAACTGTGACTGTTGCGCTAAATGGCGCAGGTAAGCCAGCCACGACAACCGATTGTCCGGTCACAAAGTAATGACCGCGTGCTGTGTAATAAGTAGCAACGTTGGATGTCAATTTGTAAGCATTAACGGCTGATGTATTTGAAACCAGCATAGGCAAAATTACGGCCTCGCTAGTGTTGATAATTTCATCTAAATAAGCGTCATTGTACAAGGATGAACTCACGCCCAGCACTGATCGCAACTGTGATGCTGTGACTATGCTGGGCATGAGTTTACCTTTCGTTCGGCTCGGGTAGCGCGGGAGCGCACTACCCGATGATTAGTTTGTGGTTATGGATCAGGTCTTGTTGATACCAAATGCGCCCGCACCAATTTTGGTTGCGATTGCGCCATATCCGTACATTGCCACAAGGATTTCACCGGATGCAATGACATCAGCGCGGAGCTGATATGTTGGTGATTCGTACCATGTGTACGCTGTTGGATTGATGATGAGCATTGAATCATCTTTGTCTGTGTCATTTGCTGTTGGAACGTTTGCAGTGACATAAAGATCAAGTCCAGCGACGTTGCCGCGGATTGAATCTGGGCGTACAACTCCGCCAGCATTTGAAGGCTGCGCGGCCATGTAAATTGGGCGGCCTGAATCGTTAAGTGTCATTAAGTTTGCCCATTGTGATGTGTTAGCAAGGATGTTGCGAGCAAATCCCTGTGTGTTTGAATAA